CCCAGTGCGCTGCCCGTGCAGAGGCCGCTGCCGCCCGCGCCGAAGAGCTTGTGCCCACGGACGGGCAGGTGGTCAGCGTCAACGGTAAAAGCGGCATCGTAAAGCTCACCGCGCAGGAGGTGGGCGCGCTGCCCTGCCCTGCGCAGCCGGTGTCCGGCCAGCTGCTGCGGGTGCTGAGCGTAGACCCCAACACCGGAGCGGTACTCACCGACACCACCGCCATGCCGGACCTGTCCCCCTATCTGCGCAGCAGCACCGTACCCACCGCATCAGTTCCCGGAGCGGTGCGGGTGGACCCGGCCTGCGGCATCAACGTGCGCAGTGACGGCACCCTGACCACGGCTCCCGCTGACCGCAGCCAGCTGGACAGCATGGACAGCACCGTTCTGCCGCTGACCCCCGCCCTGCTGCCCTACGGCGTGAAAAAGGCCCTGACCGCTGCCGCCTCTGCCGGGGAATGGACGGCGGACGAGAAGGCCGCTGCCCTGCGCACCCTCGGTGCCGATCTTTCCTCCTATTATACAAAGGAAGATATCGACACGCTGCTCTCGGCCCCCAGCTCCGGCGCGTATCCCGTGGGCAGCATCTACCAGAGCACCGACCCCACCAGCCCCGCCGCACTGTTCGGCGGCAGCTGGGAAGAGATCGCGTCCGAGCGAGTGCTGATGGGTGCGTCCAGCACCCACGCAGCAGGCAGCACTGTTAAGGCCGGTCTGCCGAACCTCAAGGGCTCATTCTCTGGTGTGGCGAGCACAGCATACCCAAATTTATCTAACAGTGGCGCTCTTTCTATGAACACAAACAATGGCGGTTTGGCTGGTTACGAAGGCGGTTCATACGGCAGTAATTGCACCGTATCTTTTGATGCGTCCAAGTCCAACGCCATCTACGGACGCAGCAGCACCGTGCAGCCCGCCGCCTACTATGTGCACATCTGGCACCGCGTGGCCTGAGAAAGGAGGTTTTGAACCATGAAGATCATCGACGAGACCGGCGCGGTCGTGGGAAACCCCGACCTGACACTGGGCTATCTGACCGACGACACCCAGCCGCTGGAGCACCCGGCGCAGGAGGCTGTGGCCGAGGTGGCCCACTACGAGACAGTGGCCGAATACCCCAGCGGCGGCAGGGACGTGCAGCGGGTGGTGGATGTGCCGGGCGTACCGGCAAGGCCCGCGTGGACCGAGCAGCTGCCCATTAAAAGGTATATCCGCTATACCGCCGAAGAGCTGGCCGCGCAGGAAGAAGCGCGCAAAAAGCAGGAAGCAAAGGACAAGCTGCCGGAGACGGTGGCCGACCTGATGCAGCAGCTGACCGACCTGCAGCTTGCCCTGTGTGAACTGTACGAAAGGAGTGATGCCTGATGGCAAAGATCTATGCGACCCTGATCCGCAAGGGGCTCAAAACGCCGGACGATGTCCCCGCCCGGCTGCGGGACGCGGTGGCAGCCCTGCTGCAGGGGGATGCCCATGCTTAACGCCTATTCCCGCCGGAAGGACGGCAATGCCCTGCTGAGCCGCAGCTTCCGGGTGCGGGAATTTGCCTGCAGGGACGGCTCCGACCCGCTTTTCGTGGACAGTGCGCTGGTACAGCTGCTGCAGGACATCCGGGATCACTTCGGTGTGCCGGTGGTCATTACCAGCGGCTACCGCACCGCCGCCCACAACAGGGCCGTGGGCGGTGCCCTCTACAGCCAGCACTGCTACGGCAGAGCCGCCGACATCCGGGTGGCCGGTGTTCCGGTGGAGCAGCTTGCCGCCTACGCGGAGACTCTGCTGCCCGGCACCGGCGGCATTGGCCGCTACCCGGCAAAGGCGGGCCGGGCAGCGGGCTGGGTGCATGTGGACGTGCGCCCCGTCAAGAGCCGATGGACAGGCTGAGGGGGTGAGACCAGTGGAAAGCATCCTGTCCGCCGTGATCGCCGGTGCCGTGACCCTGATCGGTGTGCTGATCGCCAACAGCCGCAGTCAGGCCGTGACCGACACCAAGCTGGAAGAACTGACCCGCGAGGTGCGTGAGCATAACAATTTTGCCCGCCGCGTACCCATCTTAGAAGAACAGATGAAGGTGGCCAACCACCGCATCGCAGACCTTGAACACAACGAGAAAGTGAGGAACTGACATGAACATCCATAAGATCTCCGCCGCAACCATCGCCCGCACCGCCTGCCTGCTGCTGGCCTTGACCAATCAGCTGCTGAGCGCCTGCGGCAAGCCCGTGCTGCCCATCGAGAGCCAGACCGTGGAGCAGCTGGTCACCGCCGGCATCACCACCGTGGCCGCGCTGGTGAGCTGGTGGAACAACAACAGTTTCACCGCCGCCGCCATTCAGGCAGACGCCGAATACGCCCGCCTGAAGCAGAAAGGCGAGTAAAACAGCACCCGGATGGTGCAAAAGTAATACTTTTTAAATTGGAAGTATTACTTTTTTAGCCATCTTTCACAGCAGCCCCGGGAGGTGCGCAGCGGCCCTTCCCGGGGCTTTTTTGCTGTCCGTTTGAGCGATTCACGCAGGTTCGAGGGCGATTCACGCAGGTTTTGATGATTTTCGCGCCCAAATCATGTATAATCCAGACAGAAGCGAAAGGGAGGAATTTCTATGGTAATTCCATGCATCCGCAACACAAACGTCACATAAGCGCACACGTCTGCAACAAATCGCGCCAAACGTGCAACAAGCCCTTGGAATTAGTACCAAACCTGCGGGATGCTGATTTATACAGAACGCAGAATTTCAACGGTACGGGATGGTTTTTCTTGACGAAAATTCCAGAAGATGCCATAACGTAAGTAGTTGTTGGAAACAGTTTATGCAGTCCGATTTATCGGGCTATTATACACATGGCGACAGGAAATGAGACCTGGGATCATGACGAATAAAAAATTTAAAGTTGCTGCAATGTCTATGGCACTGACCGCATGTGTTGCGGCCCAGCCCCTGATCGCGAATGCGGCAGATGAGAACATCAACTCGACTGACGCAAACGTCAACGAGTCCCAATCGGAAGGGGAAAGCCCGGCTTCTGCACCCGTTGCTGCTGCATCTGAGGGCAGCTCCAACACCGAGGTAAAGGCTGAGGAGAAGCAGGACATGCTGGCCCCGGACGAGCATCTGGGCGAATACAGCAAACCCGAAACGGATACCAGTGGCAAATCCACCTCCAAGGCCGACATTACCAAGGACGCGCCCGGACAGGAGCGGGAGCCCGAGATCGACGGCGACACCGACAACACCGGCAGCACCGACAACACCGGCAGCACCGACAACACCGGCAGCACCGACAACACCGGCGACAACGACAGCACCGACGGCAACGGCGCACTGATCGGTGGCAGCGGCGATAGCGGTAACACCGGCAGCGAAATAAAAGAGCAGATTCCCATTGGTGATTCCACCCTGACCGAGACCCCGGGGAAGAGCAGCACCGTCGTGACCCCCACCCCCGGCGCAGAGTCGAAGCCGGACACCACCAAGCCCCCTAAGGTAACGACGAACCCGGACGGTTCTACTGATATTGAGACACCTACCCTGACTCCCGGCACCGAGACCACCACGACCACCGCCAGCGGCGAGGTGAAGGCACCTACGATCTGGTGCGCACCGAGACCTACACCGATAAAGACGGCCAGCAGCGCACCCGCACCACTACCCTGCATGTGAAGAAAAACGAGGTGACCGTGGACACCACCATCACCCTCATCGTGGACCTTGAGAAGGGCAAGCATGACGTTGGTTCGGAGGACATTTCCCAAGTGAAGCTGCCCGATAGCATTAAGGTGACCGATGAGAAAACCAACGATACAAAAACCATCAGTGCTGCGGAACTCAAACGGCTGATGGACAGCACCACCCCCACCACCGAGGGCACCAAGAAGACTTACAAAGTTATAGAGGGTGATCTTGAGTATACCATTGAGGTGGATGAGGGTAACTCCCACACACTTACCAACGCCGAGATCTTTGAAAAACTGGACAGCAGCAAGTACGAGTATGATAAAACCACCGATACGATCTACTACATCGGCAACGGTGAACACGCCGAACTGACCAAAGAGCAGAATGACACCCTCCGCAAGACTCTGTCTTACACCGTCACGGTCACGGAGACGACGAAGGATGGGAATTTATCGTATGTTGACAGCCAGACCAAGGCCGAAACCGCTGCAAAGACCGAAGCCCGCAACAATGCGGTGAAGAAGGCTCTGAAAGAGCTGAAGCTTAATGACACTCAGGCACAGCAGGCACTGAAGGACGGCAAGTTCGACGACGACGCCCACACCTTCACCTACACTCTCGACGGTAAGACCTATACCCTGAACTACACCGAACCCACTGCCACTGAGTCCTCCACCCCCACTCCCATGCCCAACGAGTCGGGCACGATCGACACCGAAAAGCACACCGTTACCGGCACGGCTCAGATCACTACCGGTACGGTCTCGTGGACGGGCGACTGTAAGAACGACGGCGATGCGTATACCGCAAGCTCCGGCGATCCGTGGACAACGCCGGAAGGGGCTGAGGTGACCGATACCAAGAAAGAGGGCAACAAGACCATAACGACCTATAAGGTCACTTCTGCGGACGGCAAGACCGTCACCACCTATGTGGTCACCGAGGAAGACGTTCCGCTCAGCGAGACGGAGAAGAATGAGCTTGCGGAGCGGCTCGCTTGGGAGAAGCTGGAAAAGAAAATCGGCAAGCCCCGTGCGGAACTGGAAGCAGACGGCTATAAGATTGCCAACCCGACCTTCACCGGCAGCACCAGAAAAATCAGCTGGATTGCTACCCAGAAGCAGACGACAACCAGCAAAACCGAGGAGCCTGTCAGCGACATTATCTATGTTGACGGCGATAAGAAGTGGACCATCGACGAAGAGGCTGGTACCATCACGATTGGTAATGATGTCTATGAAAATGTAAAGAAGAACAAAGATGGTTCGTACACCTGTGACGTCATCGATGCGGACAACAAAAAAACTTCCTATACCTTCACCGAAAAGGACCGCGATTTTTCCTTGACCGCGCCTCAGGTCAAAGCACTGCTGGTCGATAAGCTGGCAAGCGACTTCCCGGGCATCACCGCAGAGGAGATCCAGCTGAGCACTGACGGCAAGACCGCTTCCTACACAAAGAACGGCAAGACCGTTACGATCGACTACAGCAGGCTGAGCAAAGAGTTGGACGTGATGACGGAAAAGCACCACTCCTCCAGCACAGTCGCGACCATCAAAAAGGACGAACACTACGAAGAGAACTTCCAGAAAGCCTGCGAAAAACTGCTTGATGACATCAAGACCGAGATTCTCCCGACGCTTGACAAGGATAAGGGCGAAGAACTCTGGATCGGCAACACCCAGATCACCGCATCTACCACACTGAACGAAGACCTCATAAACTATTTTAGAAAGGCAGTTTCTTTTAAGGACATGAGCAAGGACGAGCTCATCAAAGCTCTGCAGGCTCAGGCCGCCGAAGCCCAGAAAACCGATGTCAAGGTCAACGAAGGCAAAACCGATTCGCATGGCCGTTCCTATGAGGAAACGCTCAGGAACTACTACTCCGGCGCGGATAAAAAGGGCACTTATTACGTCAAGCCGGACGGTTCTGTTCAGAAACTCGCCTATGATAAATGGTCTGAAAAATACTATTACTGGGATTCTTCTACCGGTCAGCCCGTTTATCCTGAGTCCAAAGACATCGTCACCTACAACCACCCCGACTACATCAAGCATCTTGACCTCGCCTCCGACTCTCAGCTTGAGCTTCTGCCCGATGAGCAGGACAATGTTGAAACCACCGATTGTGTGCTGATCAGCAAAGGCCTGAAGCTGGAATGGAACTATAAGGCCGATGACCTTGTCAAAGACAAAGACAACACAACGGTTAGTCTGGAGGACACAATCACTTTCGACTCCGAGGATGGCAAAAAGGGCAGCGGCCATTACGAGTACAACCGCGGCAGCAATTACAAGAATACCCTCCCGACCAAGAGTGCTTACTACAAACTGACCGGCACCGTTGTATATGATGCTGTGAAGGACAGTGACGGTAACGTTACAAAATATTGGAACCGAGAAACTGCCAAACAAGCTTATTGCAATGAAACCGGGCGTGCATACGACACCGTCAGCGAGGAAGATTTTGCCAAGTATGTGGTGAAAGTCGGCGGCAAATATCAGGTGTATACCAAGAGCTCCCAGTTGGAAGCCTACGGTTATATGACGCGCGATGCCAACACCTGCGTCAATCAGACCTACCGGCGCCAGTATGACACTTTCGAGTACGGCGGCGGTTATGACCTGATGATCTCCAAGCTCATTCAGGTACGCGAAGGCATGGTCGTTGGGCAGACCTCGTCTGACATCAAGACCATCACCGCTCCGTGGAGCATCATCAGCCACGATAAGAAGACTGACAGCATGCTGCAGTTGCTCAAAAAGACCACTGAGACCACCACGGTCAGCGAGAACCCCAACTTTGGCAGCGGCAGTGGCAGCACCACGAACGGCGATTACTCCTACAGCTACACGCAGGATCACACCGATTCGCTGGGCAGCCCGGTCACGGGCACCGGCACGGGCCACTACACCAGCTTCCGCCAGCTGTTTACCAGCATCTTCACCGGTAACGGCACCGGCCACGAGGACAGCGGCAGCTTCCGCTACACCTGCCGCACCGAGAAGAATGCCGATCTAGCACCGGTAAGCAAGGTGACCAAGGTGGATAAGACCGCCCACATCACCTACGACCGCACCACCGTGGAAAGCCGGGATGTCCTGATCCCCGGCACCGAGATCGTGCACATTGATCCCGACGGTGGCGGTGACGACGACGGCGGCGACGAGATCATTGATGAAAAGGATTCCGACTCGCCCGTACTGCCCGGCACCCCCGAGCTGCCGCCTGTGCAGGACGCAAAGCCGGACGCCCCTGTTCTGCCTGCTGACCCCGCTCTGCCCGCTGTGCAGGACGCACATGCCCTGCCGCAGACCGGCGTGAACTGGCTGGCCGCCATCGGTCTGGCCCTCAGCGGCATGACCCTGATGATCACTGGCGCGTTCGCCAGCCTGCTCGGCAAAAACGCAAAGCACTGAGCCGCGCTTCCCCCCTTTCACAAACCTGTGTCTCCCTGCTTTGCACCGCCGGACAGACTGAGCCGGATCGCTCTGGCTGATATGTCCCAATCTCCTATTCCGCATACAGCTTTCCGGCTGTAAACCCTCACAAACAAAGCGCCCCCGCTCCAAAGCCGGAGTGGGGGCGCTTTGTTTATTGCTGGAAAATTTATTGGGAACACGCAGATGATTTGCGTACCGTTATCGACTGTGTTATACTTATTTCGCTGCCCTCTCCATTCTGGCAACAGAAAGGAGGTGTGTCATGTGGGCGACATCTTTATCAACCTTTTTGTGGCTGTCGGAGCAAATGTGATTGCCTATTACATTTGCAAGTGGCTTGACAGCCGCGGCAAAGGACAGTAAGCACAGAAGAACCCCCTCGGAGTTGCCTCTCCGAGGGGGTTCGCTTTTGTGTGCCTGTG